TGAAGATCGGTGAAAGGCAGAGACGACTTTTATAGCCATGGAAAACATCAACCGGGAACATCCTGAATACATCGCCCACAAGGGGATGTGGAAACAATACAAGGACCTCTATGCAGGCGGCGAGCAATTTCGCTTGAGCGCCTCCGACTACCTGATGCGCCGCCACAAGGAGCCCGGTCCGATCTACCAGGAGCGGCTGAGCCACGTCTTCTACCAGAACTACATTGGCTCGATCATCGATTGGTACGCCGCCACGCTGATGCACCGCGAACCAGTCCTAATGTTCGAGGGCAATGATGCGGCGGCTAAAGACTTCTACAGCATGCTCTACGACGACTGCGACCTCAAAGGAACCAGCCTCCCCGAGTTCTTCCGGCAAAGGTTCGTCCAGATGGCAGTCTGCGGATCCAGTTACATTGTGGTGGACTTTCCCAAGACCACGGGCGCGGCGCGGTCGCGCGCCGAAGAAGACGCCTCCGGCCAATCGCGGGCCTACCTGGTGGATTACGGCCCGGAGGAAGTCATCAACTGGAACTTTAACGAGACAGGCGGGCTGGAATGGATTGTCATCCGGACATCGTGCCTCCAACAATCGCGGGTGACGGACGCCAAGTGGGAGAGCGAGACGCGCTGGATTTACTACGACCGCGAGAACTTCCAGATCTTCCGCAAGGCCGGCGAGAGCAGCCCGATCGAACTGATCGACCAAGGGCGGCACGCGCTGGCGTCGCTCGGCCGCGTGCCGGTTTTCCAGATGAGAGTGACGGAAGGCCTGTGGCTGATGAATAAGTCGGCGCTGCTACAGTTAGAGCACTTTAATAAGTCCAACGCGCTCGGATGGGCGCTCACCATGGGACTTTTCGCCACCCCAGTGATCTACTCGGACCGCGAGTGGAACCAGATCATCGGCGAATCCTATTACATCCAGATGGGGCCGAACGACCGCTTCGGATGGACCGAGCCGGAAGGCAAGGTTTATCAGATCGCCGCAGACAACCTGGGGCAACTGATGGACGAAATCTATCGCGTCTGCTATCTGATGAGCCAGGCGGGCGACGGCGGCGACGCGCGCCAGTCCGCACTGAGCAAGCAGATGGAGTTCAGCACGACCGAGGAAGTGCTGCGCGCTTACGGCGACGCGGTCAAGGAGACCTTGCGGCAGATTCTATGGGCGGTGGCGGCGGCGCGGCAGGACAGCGTCACAATCGACGTCGCGGGCATGGACGAGTTCGACATCAACGACCTCGGCACGGAGCTCGACGATGCCAAGAAGCTGCTGGATTTAGGAATCGGGTCGGAGACGCTAAAGAAACAAGTCTTCAAGAAACTGGCCCTCAAGTACCTCAGCGATGCGCGACAGGACATCAAAAACCGGGTCGCCGAGGAGATCGAACACCAATAAGGAGACCTATGGAAGGAATAGATATTCAAGCGATCGTGCGCCAGGCGGTTCAAGAATTCGTCAAAGACGAAAAAGGCAAAAGCGAACCGGCTTACAAAGCGGAACTACTGGAAGAACGCAAGCGGCGGGAGCAGTTGGAACGCCGGATGAATGAGCTGGTGGCGGAGAACAAACGCAGCCGCCAGGCGGCGGAAGAGGCGGAACGCAGCTCGACCGTCAGAGCCGAGCTGCAGCGCCTTGGGGTGGCAAAGATCGATCTCGCGTTCAAGGCGGTACAAGACGGCATCGTGCGTACCGAGGACGGACGCCTGGTGGCACGGGCCGAGAGCGGCGAAATGCCGGTCAAGGACTACCTCACCAACTTCGTCAACGAGAATCCGGAGTTTCTGCCGGCTCGGATTGCGGGGGGAACCGGGATGACGGCAACCCTCAAGGCCCCGGTGGTGGGCAGAGAAGCAGTCAGTATCGACCAAATCCGCCCAGGTATGAGCGCGGAACAGATGCAGCGGGTACGTGAGGAGATCGTGCGGGTTGCATCACAGTCCCTTCGGGGCATGTAGCAGTACCGGCACACTGGCCGGCAAAAACAGTCAATAAGGAGAAAGAATGGGAGCAATTACATCAAACAACGTCGCAAGCGCGATTGTGAAGCTGGTAGCGGCGGACGCATTGCCGGCACTGGTGGCGAACCTGGTCATGGGGAACCTCGTCAATCGCGATTACGAGCCGGTCCTGGCGAATGCCGGAGACACGGTCAACGTGCCGATTCCCCCGGCGATGCAGGCGAACAACATCCTGGAGGGCGGAACGGTGCAGACGCAGAACCCGAGTCTGGGGAACGCGCAAATCGTGCTGAACACGCACGCGGAGGCAACTTTCCAGATTCCGGACGTGACCAAAGTGCTGGCGGTGCCCGACCTGTTGAAGGTCTACATGCAGCCGGCCGTGATCGCCATTGCGGAGAAGGTCGAAAGCGACCTTCTGAACCTGTATGCCGGCTTTACGGCCAACAGCCCGGTTGGTACGCCGGGCACGGCCATCACCGAACCGACCATCGACGCGGCGGAAACCGCGCTGTTCCTGGCAAAGGTTCCGCCCACCGAGCAGAAGTTCATCGTGGTGGACGCGGCGGCGTATTCGGCGTGGCGGCAGATCCCGCGGTTCAGCGAATTCCAGACGGCCGGCGACGCCGGTTTGATGGCGCTGATCGGCGGAAGCGTGGGGAAGATCAAAGACTTCTTCGTTTTCCGTTCACAACTCGTCAAGAAGACGGGCTCGAGCCCGGTCACCACGCACAACCTCGCGTTCACGCGCGACGCGCTGGGCCTGGTGATCCGGCGCCTGCCGCAACCGCTGCCGGGCACCGGCGCGATCGCGGAGTATGCCGAGTTTGGCAATTTCGGAATGCGCGTCGTGATGAGCTACCAGCCGAATACGCTGGCGCAGCAATTCACGGTCGACATTCTGTATGGATGCGGCGTGTTGCGCAACACCGCCGGCGTGCAGGTGAACACCTAGCGGGAGTTGGGGGCGGCGCTTTCTTCGGACGGCGCCGCCCTTGATATCGCTTCGGGATATGGGAGTTAGGAGTCAGAAGTCAGGAGCCAGAAGTCAGAATGCTTCGGGCCCGTGACTACACACAACGAGAACAGCATTCTCGTGGGGCGGGTATTGCGGCAAGGAAAACATCAAAAGGAGAACAGCATGGACCTGAGACAGTACTACCAAAAGATTCGTGAGAAGGAAGGGACCTTCAAGGATCCGTACCCGGTGCTCGTCAGCCGGGAGACGGGGGATGGCGGCAAGGTTGGCGTGCTCACCGAGGTGACGCGCCAAATCGCTGCCCGGATGGTGGTCGACGGGACGGCGCAGGAGGCTTCGGAAGAGCAAGCCAGGGAATTTCGCAAGCAACAGGCGGAGGTGCTGCGGCTGGCCCAGGAGGCGGCCGAGGCGGCCAAGGTACAAGTCACGGTGGTCACGACCGAGGAATTCAAGCGGATCAGGGGCGGCAAGCCCGGGAAGGAATAGGCGACTCACATGGCTCTGTTCACAGACGGTCCCGTTTCGAGCATCGAAGATCTGACGGCACAGGACTCTCAGCTCCTGAACGTGGCGAACGTCGAAGGGATCGACGTGACGCAGAAGCTGGCGCTGGCCCAGGAGCAACTGGCTTTGGAACTCATCACTCTGCTGGACAGGATGAGCTTCGTGAACCAGTGGTCCTGGCTGGCGCCGCCGCCATCACTCAGAACCGTGGTGGTAACGCCAGCGCTGAAACTGTGGCACACATTTCGCAGTCTGGAGCTTGTGTATGCGGACGCGTTCGCCAGCCAATTGAACGACCGGTACGCCGCCAGACGCGATCAATTTCACGAGCAGGCCAAGCAAGCCTGCGATCAGTTGGCGGCGGCCGGTATCGGCATTGCCTGGACACCCGTGCCGCAGGCGGCGGCGCCGAACGTGGTGGCGGCAGCCGGCAACCTGCCGGACAACACTTACTACGTCACCGTGACGTGGACAAACTCGACTAACGAAGAAGGCGCCCCAGCCGTCACCTCAGCCATCACCACTACCCAAAGCACGCTGCTGGTGCAACCGGTGGCGCCGCCGGCGAACGCGGCGGGATGGAATGTCTACGTCGGAACCGATCCGGACGGCCTGGAGTTGCAAAACGGCTCGCCCATCGCGGTGGGCCAGACCTGGCTGCAACCGGATACGGTGACGACGGGCGGCCGGGGACCGGGAACCGGACAATCGCCCAGTTGCCTGAGGCCTGCGCCGAGAGTAATCCAGAGGGGCTGATGACTACAACGATTGGAAGCGCGATTTCGGCAAAAGTGCTGCAACGGATCACCGGCCCAGCGGGCGTGAACTCCGGCCTGGCCGCGCTCACGCAGGGGAGCGCGGCGGCGCCGAGCCCCTTCAGCCCGGCGCAAGTGCGCTCGCAAAACGTAGCGCCCGACGTGGCGGACCGCAGCAACACCATGCAGTACCCATCGTTGAATGTGTACTGCGAAAAGATCATCAACAGCCTGGTGGAAAAATTTCGCAGCTTTTCCGGCACCGTCCAGATGGCAATTGAACTTCGGCATTCGCAGGACCGGCTGGACGGACTGCAAGACAGCCTGGAACTCTATGCCGACGCGGTGGTGCAGGTTCTGGCAGCCAATCGCGGCGATTGGGGCGACGGCGACTTCTACACCGGCGAATACCAGGTGGCGTTCGGCGCCGTGAAGCACGGCGGCAAGAATTTCATTCAGATAGCCAAGATCACCTTTGAGATGGGAGTGAGTAAAAACTGATATGGCCTACATTTCCTCTAACGCGAACCGATTCTACACGGCGCTGGAAAGCGCGTATGGACAGGTCCCAACGATCACGGCCGGTAATCGGATACCGGCGGTCAAGCTGACTGTCCAGCAGCAACTCGACGTAGCCAAACGCAACGATAAGACCGGCAGCCGCACGTTTGCGGGCCTGCCGATAGGCGGCAGGCGCCGCACGAATTTCGAGTTGCAGACCTACCTGACCTCCTGGCAAAACAGCGGCGGCGGGCCGGGCTACGGGCCTCTGTTTCAGGCCGCGATGGGCGGGGCGCCGCTGACGTTTGCGGGGGGCTCGGTGGCTTCCAGTACGGCGGCCGGCCGGTTGGGATTCGCGGCGCCGCATGGACTGAGCGCCGGGCAGGCCGTGACGTGCAGCGGCGAGATCCGGTTCGTGGCGGCGATCGTGGATGCACAGAATGTGCAACTGAACGTGCCGTTCACAACGCTTCCGGCGGCCGGAGCGACCGTGGCCCCGGCCATCACTTATGTGCCCACAACGGAATTGCCCAGCGTTGGGATCTTCGATTACTGGAGCCCCTCGACAGCGGTGCAGCGGCTCCTGTGCGGGGCGGCGGTGGACCAACTGGAAATCGACGTGAATGGCGATTACCACGAATTCCATTTCACGGGATTGGCGCAGGACGTGGTGGACAGCAGCAGCATCGGATCAGGAAGCGGCATCGCGCAACCGCTTACCAGTTTCCCGGCGGAACCGCAGTTGGCTTCGTTCGACTACTCAATCGTACCCGGCAACCTCGGGCAGGCGTGGCTGGGCACTTCGGCGGCGCAGTTTTTCACCGTCACCAAGGCTTCCATCGTGTTGAAGAACGATCTGGATGCGCGGACCAATGAGTTTGGCTCCAGCCTGCCTCAA